TGCGGATTCTACGCCATAAACGGCCCGACAGGCGTTTATGATTACGAACCGTGTGATCGTTCTGGTAATCCTCACTCTAGTGATATTAGCTTTCTGGTCTTTATGCCAGCAAGCAATGTATCTCAGAGTAATGAATGCCGGAACTTCGGGTATCTTAAGCAGCGCAAGGGAATCAATGTTGGAAACACTAAGCTTAATTCGGTCGTTCATCACACAATAGATGGTGATGTCGTCGATTTATCTGGTGTTTCTAATGTTGTTCCAGGAGAGTCAGCAGGCATAGGGAGGGGACCAAACGTTTGGATCCCTGACCTATATCTGCCCGATGACGGTATGGTTTTTAATGGACTAATTCAAGTTGGGTCGCGAATATCGCGGTCCGAATCGAAGACAGTCTATTTTAAACCATGGTGGGATGAAACTCCAAATCTCGAGGCTACATGTCAATTCAACTATCAATATCAGTGGCTTTCACCATTTGATTTGATTGTTAGGATTTTCACGAAGTCGGTCTTCATCTTTGATGAGGACTATTATGAGACGTGGGGTCGTCTATATGATTCATCTGTTGCAACGTGTATGATGTATCGTTTCAATCCATCATTCACGATGTTCAAGATGAGTTGTTATGACGAGCGATCCACACAGGTTATGCTTCCTACTGACTACGGTGGCAAGATGTTAACCACCCATGTCGATAAGGGCGCATGGAAAAACCTACAGTCACAGTGCGAGGATGAACTCAATACTAATACGTATTGGGAGGATTTATTCTACTACCATATAAAGAGTAGTGGTGTAACTCCAACCCCAATCGACTGGTCTTGGGTTCCTTCGCTGGGACTCCCCGATGTTGAGGTCCCAGACGATGTCTGGGGCGAATTAGCTTTCAGTGCGTACAAAGGTGTCGTTGCCTTCGATGGCAACGGCATCGCGTATGTAAACGATGTGAAGAACTTCAAAGCTCTTCTTTCATCGTTGCTAAAGGGCGTAATTAATTTACGCACTCTAAGCCCAAAAGCTTTCGCTAATCTCTTCCTTGCCTTCCGCTATGGTCTAAGTCTTTTTATCAAAGATACAAAAGACTTGGTTAATGCTGCTAGTGATTATTCACGCGAGGAAGGACGCTATCGCCTCCTTCAGCGCAGTAAAGTCATATCACATAATGGATATGACGTTACTCTCACTTACAGTATTTACATAACGGAACATCCAGATGTATGGAAGTCATTCTTGGACGAACTCCATGAGTTCTCCCTGTTACCTACACCTTCAAACCTATGGGATATGATCCCATACTCGTTTGTAGTTGATTGGTTTACAGGTGTCTCTGAATGCCTCCAGCGCTTCGAAGCGAACACGTGGTTTGACCACCGTGGGTTGATTTACCAAGGTAGATCAATTCGCTACGAACGGTCTTTGGCATTGCCAAACGACACATCCGCCGGGTCCGCTAGCGAGCGATATTACCGCCGCTGGTACGACTCAAACTTCCCTTCAATTCCTAGTAAGGAATTGACGGTTAACTTAGAAACTCCTCTCAACCATTGGTTGGAAGGAGCGGCTTTGGTCATTCAACGGTTGAAATGACCCGGGTGTTTGAAGCCCGAAACCTACTCTAAGGAGTGAAGTATATGCCTCTTAACAATGGATATGACGCTGCTGCCGTTGCTACTTTGAGCCAAGTGCCCGAAGTACCGATGACAGACTACTCAGTGAAGGATCGAAGTATTGGTCAGATTGTTTTGATCAATAAGACGAGTCCTCTCGACCGAGTACAGGTCCTCAAGTATCAGTCCCGAGAAATCGGTGACATATACAAGGGATCTGATGTCAACCCAGCGATGTATAGTCCTAACCGAACAGGTAGGAACATCGCGACCGTATTCTCTTTCATTGCACGCGCTACTGATGGAACGGATGATAAACTCACCCGCGACCTTCCAGTAAAAGCGACAGTTAGTGTGACGATTCCGAACGACGCAGCCATAACGGTTGACGTCGTCGAGAACGCCTTACTTTCTGCGCTATCTGCATGGTTATACCCAAGTGAATGGGTTGACAAAGCAGATCCCGTGTGGGGAAGAGCGTACGCTCTTGCTAAGGGTGCACTCGAACCCGACCTGTCTGAAGCTGAAGTAACACCAGCTTAGATCGGTAGGATCGAGTGAGCCGCCAACGGAAACGAGATCAACGATCCCGTTTGGATCTGCAAGTACAACTTGCAGACCTCTTGGTAAAGGTTAATGATTGGAATGATACAACCAGTCAGTCTGTGGCGATGGGTTTAATGTTATTAAACCTCTCGTATACAGATCTCCTTCCCGAGACCACTAGGGTAATGTCTTCCATTGAGATGGAGCAGTGGCTTGTTCAGCTTGCCGCCATCCCTTTCATGGAGACATACGCAGTGTGCAAACATACGGCTTCAGCACTGAGAAAGTACAGTGATGAAGAGCGTACGGTAGCACCCACGTTTCGGAGCTTCAAACACTCCGTTTGCGAGGGACTGCGTCCTGTTATACTCGAGCCAATTAAGGTCGAAGTATCACAGTACCTCAAGTATCAAGCTCCCGATTCGCTAGCACGCACTCTGACATGGGTCGAATTCATCACTAGGATTCCTATTGATGATCCTACTCTCGTCAAGGATGCGGAACTTACTTTCATGGCAGAGGATAACTCCGTTAAGGAGTTATTCCCCGATGAGTTAGTTATAAAACTCACCGAGGAGGTCTCTCATGTGATGAGAGACTTCTCTGTCGAGAAGGGACTTCCAGTTGATTTCTCTGGGAATGCCTCCTCCGAATTGAAAGCAAAGTCTGGTGTACTGAATAGGATGCAGTTCACTAAGTTAGGTGTTTCCAAACTTAGGAGAGCTGCTACTATTCTTGGAGTTTCTGATCAATTTGTTGGTCCGAAATCTCCAAATAGCTTTGCCAAATATGCTTCAGTCCCAAAAAATGTTTCGACACGTCGAAGCATTTCAATGGAACCTGTTGCGAATATGGCATTGCAAAAGTACATCATGCGGCAGTTAGATAAGTATCTTGCTAAGTCTGATCTGAAGATAACTCTTCATGATCAAACTCGCAATACTGATCTGGCTGCGCGAGGATCTCTGAATCGCAAGTATGGGACAATTGATTTGTCCAGTGCTAGTGATTCAGTATCTAACGAACTTGTCAAGAGAGTCTTCGGACATACTGAATTAGGTTATCTTCTTCAGTATACCCGATCATCTGAGGTCAAGTGCGGAGATCATGAGATACGTCTCAAGAAATTCGCTCCAATGGGTAGTGCACTCTGTTTTCCAATAGAGTGTATTATCTTTGGATCAATCGTTAGATTAGCGAACCGGGAAAAGGGTGTAAACACGGAATTTCGTGTTTACGGTGATGATTTAGTTGTCGATGACCGAATATTCCTTAAGGTCATCGAGCTACTTGAGGTCTTCGGATTTCGAGTCAATGTCGACAAGAC